TGGAAAAATGATGCATTTTCTGAAACCTTTCACTTTGATATCCCCAACACTAAATCATGCGGTTGCGGGAGCTCTTTTCAACCTGAGGATACTTAATGGAAACTTTAAAAGCATGGGCAAAATCAAAGCCCTTTTTAGCCGTAATCGTAGTATTAGTAGTCGTTACTATATTTTACCATTTATTCTTTGGTGGTTCGGCCTTGCCGGATGTACCAGCCTAAAGAAAGCAGCCCTGATAGGGACGGGATCTCTAGGAGCGGGTGCGATTGCATCGATTGCGACCTCGGGGACTGCTCCTGTGTTATTGGCGGCAGCGGGCGGTGCCTCTGTGACAAGTGTGGTTGCGGATCTGATGAGCCCGTCGAAAGGAGGAGACATGCCTACAGCAGCTAGTTGTGCACCAGATAACTTCTGGACACTTTTGGGAGACCTAGTGAGTATGGGAGGTTGGTTACTTATATTGGTGATTGTAATACCTATGGTGCTCGGTTGGCTACTACCAGGTCCGCTTGAGAGGGCGAAGAAGAAACGAAAATGAATATAGATGCTAAATTTTTTGGTGCAATAATTTTCCTCATTGTGCAGACATGTGGTGCAATCTGGTGGGCTTCTGGACTCTCTGCTGAGGTAGAGCGTCTAGCAGGCATCCAGGGACGCGCTATACCGGCTCTAGAGGCCGAAGCTAAGCAATGCGGTATCGAGATACACAATCTGAAAAAGCTCACAGGGGATCAGAAAGAGGTACAAGAGTCTGTTAAGAATCTTGATGTTATGCTGTATAGATTACAGTCGATAGAAACAATGTTAGACAAAATTTTAGCAACAAAGGTTAGATAGGAGGTTATTATGGAATTAGGCGGCAGCGCAAACGATCCCTCAGGAGGCTGGGGCGGTGATGGTCCTAGTACAGAAGGTCAAGGACATCCTGGTAATAGAGGCAGAGGACGCGGTGGCCCAAGGGGTGGACCGAGGGGCTATGATGCTCCAGGCTACAGTAACGATCCTTTCGGAGAGTTTGGCTTTTTCGGGCAACCAAATACGGTAGGTCCTAATGTAGATAATTTTGCTGGCATTGGTCAAGGAACGAGGGGCAGAGACAGTGCTTATGGCGCTAACGCTGAAGCTGAGAGAGGTCTAGCTCAGGCTATGGCTAATGCAATGGCTGCTAGAGGGCGAGACAGAGGTTACCGCGCTGGAAACCCACATACAGATGTGGTTAACCCAGATGTAGCACGAGCAACTGGTTGGAAAGGCGGACAAACTATGGTAGATAGATATGGACGACCCGTGACTCTGGATAATCTTTCCTTTACTCGTGATGATCTTCTTGAAGATGAAAACTATAAAGCATGGGCACAGAAGAATCCTGACAAAGTAAGGAATATGCCAGGTATGCTTGGTGGCCTTCTGAATAGTATGGGCTTACATGATTTGAGTGGCGCCATGACACCTGAAGAGAATGCTTTTGCAGACTCTAGATGGGGTGATCCAAGTATGGGCGCCGGTGGTACTTCACCAGCTGGTGGCGAACCGCAGCAAGGCATACCTAGGCATGGTCCAGCGGGTATGTCCGGTCCTATGGGTAATTGGGCGGGCGCTATTGGTAACGACGTTCTCCGTCAGTTCAAACACGCCCAAGCATTACAGCAAGAAGGTGGTGATAATTATGACGGTCGCTATGAGCGTCGTAATCCTCGCGCTTATGATGAAGAGGCAAGATGGGATGCACAAGGTGGTTTTGGCGGAGGCGTGTAAGGTAGATGGAAGTTATTACGTTCGATAGATTTGAGGGCGGTATAGATCTTCGGAAGGCCGAACAGGTCTCCGATGCTAACCGCCTTGTCGAATGTAAGAACGCATATATAACAACTGGTTGGGCTGTGAAGAAGCGTCCTGGGCTGGATAAGATATCCGTTGCTGGCAGCGTTTTAGGTACTCCAACTCCATCCTTTTTACCTGCAACAACAAAAGGTTTATTTGTTTTTAACAAGCAGACTCATACGTGTAGTCATGCTGTTGTTCCTAGCGCAGATATGCCAGCGTTGGCTGGTTATGGCATTGGAGTTGGCAAAGTAAATACTACAATAGAAGTGCATGTGCTTCCGAACCCAGCTGATGCCACTGATGTAATGGCAAAGATTTGGGACGCGCAGGTTTATGCTAACCAACTCTATATTGTGGTTGAATACGCTTCTGGTACTATACAGCACTTCTATAACGATGTGGCTGTGACAGACGCTAACTGCCCGCAGAGTAACTCTATTACGATAGCTGCTGACAAAATATATGCAGTTAAAACCGATGATGGTTTAGTTCGTTATTCTAAATCTGGTGACCCAACAAACTGGTCGGAGAAGATGGATGCTGGTGGCAAGGCTGGTTTACCCACCGGTAGAGAGGCACCAGGCGATGCTGCTCCTTTGGCTCTTGGTAGTTATCGCGGTAAGTTAGTGGTATTCCAATCGGATAGCGCACAGGTTTGGTCTGTAGACGTAGATCCTAACAATATAGAGATTAGCACGGTATTATCAAGCATAGGTTCACAGTGGACTAACACTATACTCCCTGTTGGTGACGACTTGTTCTTCTTAACTGACTCAGGGTTTAGATCTATTGGGCAGCAGATATACACAGGTAATTTACAAGATACTGATGTAGGTAGTCCAATTGACAGCCTAGTACATGACACGTTGATGGCACAAACGAGATTAGGTGCGGGAACCACAGAACCAATCAGCGCTTTCTTCCACGGGTTAGGACAGTATATCTGCGCAATAGGCACCGAACTATTTGTTTTTACGTTTTCTAGGATGTCTAAAGTAACCGCGTGGTCGCGGTATGTTTTACCGAACGATGTTGTAGCTTTAGCTCCATATGGGGAGTATATGTTTCTTAGGTTATCTGATAATAACGTTTATATCTTTAACCCTGATTCTTATCAAGATAGTGCTGCTACAGCTATCCCTGTAGAGGTAACTAGTTCTTATCAGGCATTTAAAAAACCTGGAAGATGGAAGCAGATAATGGGGGCAGATGTTATGTTCAATGGCACGGCAGATGTGCAACACAGATGGGACGCAAGAAGTCCTTCAGAGGAAACTACCGCTATTTCTTTATCTAGCGATACAAGACCTGGACCTATGATTCCAGTAGAATTAATGACTACTGAGTGTGGTTTTAAAGTAACTCAGTCGGCTAATAGCGAGTTTCAATTGAATGGAGTTACTTACTACTACGAATTGTTAGGAGAGTTGTAATGGCAACAAGAACCCCTATACGAACCCCAGGGCAGGCTTTCGAGGCGTATGTGCAGGGACACGACGACCTCAATACAGCGTATGGCAATAGACCTGATCAAAACCAATCTATGGCTAACTGGGGATCAGCACATTGGCAAGGTCATGGCAAGGCAAATCCAAATCGTTTAACACCGCATTCATACAGGTACACAGATTCTGGTCGCAAGGGATCCGGTTGGAAAACCGACGCAGAGCAAACCCAGTATGATATAACCCAGGCCATGCAGGGTGTTAGTGATATGTTTGGCAACAGAGGTGGGTACTATAACAAATACCAAAACGATGTTTATGGTCTAAGCCAAACAGATATACAGCAGTCCTACGATGATGCTAAGCGTAAGCTGAACTTCGCTCTACTGCGCAAAGGTACTAACACCGGTCAAGCCGATGTAGATTTAACCCAAAGATTAAACGAAACTAAGACGAAAAGTTTAGCTTCTGCTATGCGGTATGCTCAAGGTCTAACTAATGAATTGAGAGCGCACGATGCCGGCTTGAAAGCCAAAATGATGGGTGCTGCTGGTAGTGGAGCATTAACAGCTGACGGCATCAGTAACTATCAAGGTCAGATGGCCCAAGGCAGTGTTGTGCCGTGGGACACTGGTAACATAAGTTGGACCATTCCACAGAAGATGTTTGGAAGCCCAGCCGGCGCTAAACGACCATTTGACGCAGAAGATAACGATGCGCTTTACAGTGGGAGTATTTCATAATGGCGTGGCCAATGGTTGCAATGATGGCAGGCACTGCTCTTGGCATGTACGGTAAAAAACGCACGGCTGATAAACAGACTAATTATGATTCTGCGATACAAGAGATTATGGACAAGTACAAAAAAGATCAGCATGGTATTTATAGTCGAGACATTGGTTACGAAAATGCTCTATCAGACAAGGTAAATCCATTCTATGATAAGCAAGTGGCTATGGCTATGCTGCCAGCAGCTGCTATACCTAATACCGATTCACAGGTAGCGGCTATAGAAGATGCTGCTGTGTCTGGTATAGAGATGGATCCAACCACGGTTGGCGCGACATCTGATTCTTATGCAGAGGCTATGGCCGATGCTAGCGGTGAGGTATCCGCTGACATAGGATCTGGTGGCAGTGGGTATGCTGGCGCAATGGGAAGGACTATGGGTCCTGATATGCAGAAGTTAGCAGGGCAGGTTGGTAATGCTCGGATGCAAGGTATAGAAGGCATGGGCATGGGCATCAACGATGTCGCTCGATTCCTAGCAAGGGATAGACATAGACAGATAACGCCTAGTCAATTAGCAGCTAATACGCAAAAGAATCTAGACGCTGTTCCTGGACCTAAGAAACATTGGGGTGAAGCCGTTGGACAACTGCTCTCATCCGGTAGCAACATATATAATAACCAGAGAATGTACGACGCGATTTCTAAAATAGGATAATCACATGGCTCTTAGACAGTATTTACCACAGAAACCATACTTACCAGAAATTAGGGTAGAGCGCAAAACCCCTCAACCTGGGATGCTTGATTATATAGCTGGCTTAACTAACGCGTACTCCCAGTATCAAGGGCAAGATCTTAGGTTTAAGCAATTCGAAGCTCAGCAAGCGCGTCAAGGCCAACTGGACGAACGGTATGATGCAAAACTTGCATTGGACGCGGAATCTTTAGCACATACTAGAGACAGACAGGCGATGTTGGATACGGAACGTGCTACAACTACAGGCCTTCAAAATAAAAACCTAATTCAATCCATGCTGATATCAAGGGAAAAAGCAGAAAGAGAAAGGCAATTGAGAGAGCTTACATCACAATATATCCCGGGTAATCCAATGCAGGTTCTTAGTGACGAGGATGCATTCGGTGATGATGAGAATATTGAGACAGAAATACAGCGTGACGACAATTTGTTAGCGCAGATGATAAAATCTGGAGCATCTTTAGATTACATTAGCGATCTAAAGGGGTTGACTGGCGAGACGGCAACCACGCCGTTTGTTTATCACGAGGACCCTAAAGATACCGCGGCATGGGAGACGATGGCTGGTAAAAGAAATGCAAACGCTGGTACGTGGGCAACATCCATGGGCACTAATATGGATGAGCTATTGAAGGAATTGCAGGGATCTATCGCGTTGCCTTCGGAGCAGTTTAAAGATAATGCTTTTAAGAGATTTGCCACTGGCCAAAATTGGGATATGGATGAAAACGATGTTGATGCATATCGACGGAAGGAGTTTGAAGGTTTTAGAATGCAGTTACAGGACTATTTATCTGAGACTTCTCAATCATATCAAGCAGGCGACCCAGGGATTGAAAGTCAGATTTCCAAACTATTGCAAAGTGGACTTCATGGTGCGCGGCAGTCTTCAGAAGAAGGATTCTACGGCGCGACTAGCGCTCCTGAACTAGCGCAAATTATGCAAAGTTTACGCGATCTTAAGTTAAAGGGTGGCACGAGATTAACACCAATTTCAGAGCTTCGCGATAGAGAGGAAAAACGAGCACGATTAGAGCACTTACTGAAGAAAAAATAAAATGATGGAAGAATTCGAATTATTCGGTATAGATCCAACTGAGCGAGCTAATGCTTTAACGCCTGAGGAGTTTGCAGAGTTACAACAACTACTCGCTGAAGAAGCCGTTTTGCAGACAGAATCCCCACAACTTGCCCCACAACCTGCAATAGATTTAGGAGCTGGCGAGGGTTTCCAAGGTAAAGGTTTCACTAGAGACCCTGCACAGTTTCATCGCCCTAACAGGCAGGTCATAAATGCTCCGTATGCGTCCGCTATGGTACCAGATCCATCGTGGGGGCAAGAAGCTATTCCCTTAAACTTGCAAGACGTTGTAGCGTCTCCTGCCGATGTAGCACCTATGTCGTTTAATCCTGGGGCATATCCGCAAGCATATGGAGCAGAACCACAGGGTTTGTCACCTGATTTTTATAACCAGCAAACAACGCCTATAATAAACACGAACCCAGACGAAGAATACATGCGGTTGCACACACCGACTGAGGAGTTATCTCCACTAGCACAAGGCCCTGACGCACCTGCGCAGATTGCAATGAAAAGAGAAATGGCCATTAAAATGGGTATGGATCCCAACCTTGTAGGTGGCTGGAATTTAGGTGGTATTGGGATTAGGAACCTTGAAAATTGGATTATAACCAGTCAAAACGCTAGGGCTGCTGGTGAAACATTGAATCCAGGTCACTTCTTGCGTGGACCAAAGGGTCAATTAGAAACGTCTGGCGTAATGGGTATCAGTCAATTAGATGCAGAAGCCGCGGCTATGAAGGATGGCGGTATACAAGCTGCGCAAGACGTTATAGGTGAAACGGTTGAGAAGCGAATGTCTCCTGATGTGTATGCTGCTGCTATGGAAGAACAAGCAGCTGGGATACAAGAGCAAGGCGTAAAAACGCTAATTGGTAATGGACCACGTGCTAGGCGTTTGCGAGATGAGTTAGGTGTTTTAACCAAGGAAGTTCCTCAGGTAAAAGATTATGCTGGTGATAGGTACCAAGAGTTCTTGGGTGCCACTAAGCATCTTCTTATGGATCCCATACGCTTGTCACAGATTGTTGTAGAAAGCGCTGCTAGCATGCCTGACGCGTTAGTTGGTGGTATTATGGCTGCTCCTGCTGGTATGACGATGGCTGCAATATCCTCTATGGTTGGTGCATATAACTCTGAATATTCTCGCCGATTAGTGGACGGCTTGCAAGAGGTTGGTATTGATCTCACTAAGGTAGAAACAGTTAACGAGCTTAGAGATAGTCCACAAGACTTCTATGATAGATTCAGCCGCGCTAATAAGGATGCTGCGGGCGACGCTATGATTATCGCATTCTTCTCTGGGTTAGGAGTTAAGTTAGCGGCGGGTATTGGTGCAAAAATAGCTGGTAGGGCCGCTCCTGGCGCGAGTGTCACGCCTCGAACATTCGCTGGCGCTACAGCTGGTGAATTAGCGACTGCACCATTAGAAGCCGTTGGAGAAGGGTTAGCTGGTGGTAGTATAACGGAAATGGTCGATGAGATGTTTGGTGGGTTGGGGGCAAGTGCTCCAACCACTGTGTATGCTGCTGCTCAGGCTGCTAGAAACGCGGGTATGAGTGATGCTGGTATAAAAAAGATGATTCTTATGGAGGCTAAAAAACACGGTTTTGACGCTGAAAGAGTGGATACAGAGCTAGATGCTGGACCACAAGTAGAAGCGCAGTACGATAGATCAGATGCTACTGTTGCTTTTAACGTAGATTCTATACGCAGGTATGCCGCGAGCGGTGGACGTAAGGATGTCAAAGCTAGAATAAAGCAGTTAATAAGACATGAAGTTGGCGTCCATGGTGGTCTCATCGCGTGGTTCAAAACTGGAAAAGGGAGCAAGGCTTTAGGTGGCATAATAGATGGTATGGATGCGTACATCGATTCTTTTGATAATGCCAACAAAGCTAAAATTGATGATTGGTTAACTAATAATGAAAGGGGCAAAGTATATGCAGAGGATCTCGATGGTAATCGGCGTAAGCAAGTAGAAGAATATATTGCTATACAAATAGCTGAAGGTCTAGGCAGCGGGCCAATAAGGAACGTGCTTAGTAAGATGAGATTGTTATTTAAAAAAGCTGCAGATGTTGATTTCTCAGAAGGTGAGTTAAGAGATATCTTGCGTCAGATACAGTCTGATCAAATATCGGGTAGATTAGCACCAACCCCAACGGGCACTATAGCACCAACCACCCCAGAAGGCGCTAGAAGAGCCGTGTTGAATAGAGGTGCTGAAAACGTTGATGTGGATACATTGTTATCTAAACAATCTAGCGATAGAGAACTAACAGACTACCAAAAACAGCGTCGTGGAATTCTTAAAGCAGGTGCAGCTGTAGCAGCGGCGCCTAGTTTAGCTTTTGAACCTGACCATATGATAGAAGCAGCTGCTGAGCCTACTTCTACTTTTGCTGGCGGTATATTCCCTCCTGGTCTTGGGGCGAACCAAGCAGAATTTTTACGAGAAGGCGCGCTTGAGGCAGCATCTGGATTAGTCAGTGATACGGCTGGTAGAGCTATCCCTGAAGAAGCGTATGATTTCGAAGCCGATCAAGAGATAGCTCGTCAAGAGGAAGCTGATCTCAAAGCAAGACTGGATAAATACGAAGCTGATCAGGAAGAAAAGAAGGTACCACAAAAATGGCGAGAGCTAGACACAGAGGATTTACAAACATTAGCTGAAGCTAATCGTGCTAAAGATAATCCTATTTGGCAAGCGCAGTATAAAGAGCTCGAGAGTAGAAAAGAGACATCACCGCCCGACCTAGAGGCTGGCTCTATGGAGGCATATCAGCAGGCAGTGGCAGAGAGGCAAGCAGCTCAAGATAAGATGGACAAGCTGACAGGTGATATAGATGATGCCGTTATGGATACCGCGCGGTCAACAGATCCTACGCCGAAGCTAGTTGATCAAAGGGTTGCAGAGGATACGCTTTTCTCCAAGCAAGCAAAGGACATGAACGATCAAGAGAAGTTAGGTCGTGATGTTGGATATGATGTATCACGTTTTGGCTACAAGCAGATAGTTGGACGGCCTGATGAGGTTGAGATTCGTGGACGCTTAAAGCGTGTGCAATCATTATGGGGTAAGCCTGGTCAGATACGTGAAGCTAACCCAGGCACTAGAGAGTTTGCCAATGAGTTGATAGATAAAGCCAAGAACGATCGATCTGGTTTTGAAGAAGCTATGGCGGCGTTTGAGGACGTTATGGCTACAAAGGCTCAATCTAGAACATTGCGTGGACAACAGACGGCAAGAGCTAAACGTCTTGGTGTAGACATAGATGCATTCAAACAATATCGTGCAAGAAATGAGATACACCCAGTAGAAAAGAAAATGACGTACACTATGGCACAACAACAGATAGATGCCTTGGAGAATGATGGCACTATCGATTCTAAAGAAGCAGAGAACAGAAGGCGTGCTGTCAACACTCTAAACTCTGAGCTAGAGGGTAGATTACCTCCGCTCGCTAAGCGTAAGCTAGCTGGTATTACATATGGCACGGGCACTAAGTTTAATATCGACCAAACACAGAAAATGGATCTGGAAAAAGAAGCAGAGATTGCTAAGGCTGAGGAGCGTCTTAAACGTACTAGACGAGTTGCTCCCACATCAGAGCAAGCTGCTACTACAACATCTGCATTGCCGACGCCAGCTGAGACAACGCTAATAGAAGCTATGCGTGAATCTGATAGTTACAAGGAACTAAAGACTGACAAACAACGGCTTAGGTGGATACGTGAGAAGGAGAGCATGTCAGATAAGGACAGACGCCAGTTTGATGCTTTCTCTAAAGATCCAGAGAACTGGAATCAAGCAGAATTCGAAGCAGCGGAAGCTGCTGGTATAGAGGCCGCTATAGCAGAGGTTGGCGTAACTAGAATAGAACAGACGCCAGAGCAGAAGAGTGCAGAACTGCGCGAGATGCAAAGAGCGCGTCAGTCCTATAAAGAACAGCGGAAGATCTTCCAGGTTGAGGGTGGCTACTATGATACCTTGGCTGAGGGTGAGATGTTATCCGAACAAGATGAGATATTGCCTGAAGGGTTCGAGATCGATGAGGGTGCTACACTGCAGAGTAAGAGACCATTGAAGGTAAGCGACGCGAAGGTAGGCACAAATATAATGGTGCGGTTTCGTGGCAACAATTGGAGCCGCGCGGAAATTACAGAGGTGAATGAAGGGAAGACGCCACATATAGTATACGAATTACCTCTAACTGGAACTGAAAAAACACATAGAACAGGTCGCGTCAATATAGATGAAATACCTGACAAGGTGAGAGAGGGTTTAGATAAAAACGCAATTGATCGCGCAGAGGCAGAGCGTCGCACAAGAAATGTATACGGTCCCGATAAATTAAAACGAGAGGTAAAGAATGTTGTAACCAGAGTAAATAGCGTATTAGAGAATAAGACTGTAGAAGCCGATCACGTGGTAGAGTTGCTCAACATCGCTATCGACCCTCAAAGTCTTGAAGAGGTTATTGACACAGGGCGATTACAAGACAGGGGGAAAAATCTCGCTGTAGTAGGTATACGCTTGCATAAGATCAAATCTGACTGGACCCGAAATAGAGAATGGTCAGAAGGCTTCCAAGAGACACAGGATAGGCAAGACAATCCCTCTCCCTATACTGCTATGTTAGACTGGATACGTAATAGTGGAGATAGGGCGAAAGTCGCTAAGTTTCTCAAGGCACATCCTGAATTAGGTCGCAATGGTATACGATTAGCTGTATTCAAAGCACAAATGCGCTTGGCTAAAGCAAATGGTACTCTGATAGAAAGCTTGGTTGATGGTATCAATACGTTTGAACCAGGCAAAATAGATTTAACTCCAGCACAACGCGCGGGGCTACAAGCAATAGATGCAGATATGGCGAATACAGAGGTGGCTGACGCATTAGGAAATCAATACCTGATGATGTCAAAGAGACCTAAGGCACCTAAGGGTTCTAAGGGTTATTCAGAACACTTCAACGATCACTTCTGGTATCGATTAACATCCTTCCTGTGGGGTAAGCCTGTACAAGCTATACGCGACTTCAACAAATTGTCTCGCTTCGGTCAAGCTAAAGGTTCTGTGCCTGCGGCTGATCAGATAGCTGATGAGATACAGAGAGCTCACTCCTCTACACAGAGGGCTGATGAGCTAGTCTATGGCACAGACATGATGCAAGACACGTCCCTGAAGTCAGGGGAGTTCTACTCTGAGTTGGCTCAACTGTTTGCCTTAATGACAGGTAGAACTGGAGCTATCAACACTCGCAATAACAAAACCCTTGTTGACGTATTAATAGGTAAGATTAGGGTACAGGAACTTACGGATAAGAAAACACGGGATGCTGCAGAGGGTTTACAAGCGCTAGTGCAGAAGGTGTACAATTACGCAAAGAGTGAAACTAAGCATCTAGCTAAACCATTAGACCTGCGAGGACATGGTGATACACTACTCCCGCGTGTGTGGAATATCGAATTCCTAGCTACACGAGCTGGTAAGGCTAAGTTCTTACGTGTTATTCGTAATGAATTAACCAATCCAGAGACGGGTAGCAACATCCTAGATGAAACAGATCTAAGCATCGACGATCTCTATGACGTGGTGATCAACAGTGGGGGCTTTGTACAGGGTGATTGGACTAATCTTAAAGCTGATCAAACACGCAGTCAGAAAGATATAGACAGAGACTTAAGAGCGCAAGAATATTTAGATTCACTGGAGACAGAGAATCTTCTAGACGATGGTCTAGTACTAGATGACTTACAGGCTATCATCCCGCGATTTATACAGAAGGCTATAGAACGAACAGAATATTCTAAGCGCTTCGGTATTAATGATGAACTGTTGAGAGACAAAATAAAAGAAGCATTAGCACAGATAGGCAAGCACAACGCAAGCGTATTGAAATTAAACCCAAGCAAGGAGCAAGCAGGCTATATAGATCCCAAACGCTTTGAGAAGTCAGTATGGGATATGGCTCGTATATTACGTAACAAGTACGGTTATGATATTACGAATATGAATACACGCACTTGGTTGCAGCGATTGGCTAACGTGCAGGTTATAGCTAAATTACCATTGGTAACATTAGCATCTATGCCTGAGTTATTCACGCCTATGTTGCGCGGTAGTGTGAACCCAGCAGCATGGAGTGTTGATCTTATGGCTGGCATGGCTTGGGCTGGTTATAAAGCTATGAACGGAATAAGTAAACTGATGTTCAACACTCACCTGCCAGCTATGCGCAAAGTTTCTGGAGAGATCGGTGGATTGGGCATTATTAGGGATGTTCAGATGCTAAGAGAAATGGGTATAGCAGAGATACAAGCTATGGGCGATCTAGTGTCCACAAGGTATGCTAACCCCAACTTCGCACGCGGCGGTTTGAGAGCCGGTGCTAGAGGTACTATATCAGCTAAGATTCCTAAGCAGGTGAGATCTGTATTCAATATGCAGGTCTTTATGCAAGCCACTCTGTTGACGACACTCACAGAAATGCAGCAGTTGATGGCTATGCGTAACTTTCAACGCCACATGGTTAGACGTGTCAAGTTTGTCAATAAAAACAAGGACAAGGCATTAAAGGGTCGCAAGCTAAGATTGTTCAATCAGTTTAAGCAGGACATGGCTGACTTTGGAATGGATATGGATGTCAACCTTGATACATCTAAGGGTGAAGCAGAGTTTAATGCTGGTGCATTGAGATTTATAGATCAAGTGATAACGCGCCCTAACGACGCCACCACAGCGAAGGCTTTCAAGAATCCGCTGACAGCTCCTATATTCTTATTCAAAAGATTCATAACAACCTTCGGTAACACGCTAATGACCGCTGTTGGTAATGATATGGCAAACAAAGTGAATAATGTAGAGCAGGCTAAACAAGCTGGTAAAATATTAGTAGCTATGACGACTATGTATGGCGCTGTTATGTTCGCGGAAATTATAAGAGGCGCTATAAAGGGTGACCTAGACGAGGATGATGCTACTATAACCGGTGGTGACTTTAAATCCTTTGTTAGGCGCTTAGATCGCACTGGCTTGTTAAGTGCGCCTGGAGCCATGGCTGTGAACTTGGCATTCCCATATAAGCGTGGCTGGTGGGATACTCCAGAAGCCAGATTGGTAGGTGAGTTGGGTGGCCCAATATTAGGAGACTTGACAGAGATCTTAGGTCAAGCAACTGATCCCAAGGTTGACTCTTTTGGGCGCTTAGTCAGGCAGGTTATGCCACTATCCAAGAAGGTTATCCCGCCAAATTACAAGAAGAAATCAACAAGTAAGACAAACAAGAACAAACCCTCTTACAGCTTTTCAGGATCCAAATCTAGCGGAGGTTATAAGTTCTAGTGGCAACCACAGCAGCAACAATGGGGCAGATAGCCTCCAGCTCAGCTGGCTCACCCGATATTAAACGTTTTGGCGGCGGAAATACAACTGGATCGATCAGCGGTGGAACACCGGCTATGGGCCAGCGAAGAGGTGGTGCGAAAGCCTACGCTCACCAAGGCACGTTCCAGCCGACCGGAGACATAACCGGTGCTATGCAGCAGTCTGATAAAATTATGTTTAAGCCTGTAGAGATTCCAGGCATGATGCCTAACGCTGGGGTTGCAAACGCTTACACAGGGCAAGGTAACTTTGCAGGCAATAAGTTAGATGCTATGATACCGATGCCTATGACAGCTAGGAAAGCCATAGCGCGCTCTCCTTTCTCACATAGTTTCTCTGATGTATTCGTGCCTGCAGGCGAAGAAATTATTGCGCCAGGACCTGACCCAACTTGTGCGACTCATCCTGATATGGAAGGATGTGGTGAAGATGAGCCAGTTGACACGACTGTAGATACGCCAAGTGGAGGCGGCGATGATGACGAGGGTGGCAGGTACGCCGATGAGGAAGAGAAGGCTGAAGACGATAAAGCTCACCCTTATGGCGGTGGCGGATCGTCAATAAGTGGTGCTACAGGGAAATCTGGAAAAGCTCCAACTCACGGCGGGCATCACCCTGGTGTAACGAAAGGTCGTTCAACAGCTGCACCGGCTAGTGGACCGCACGGTGGAGGAATGTCTAGTTCAGAGTCTGCCGAATCGTCTGGGTTTGGTAGTGATCCATTAGGGGAGATGGGTACAGGGCACGCATCAAGCGCATCAGGTGAAGGAGAAGGAAGCAAAGTTATCTGTGGCGAATTACACAGACAAGGCCTAATGTCTGATGCGGTATACAAAGGTGATCTTGATTATCAAACTAAACATGTAAGCGAACACACAAAGAACGGTTACCTACTATGGGCTAAACCAGTTTCTCGTCTTATGCGACGCTCTAAATTAATGACGCAAATTGCAAGGCCGTTTGCATCAGCATGGGCTGAGGAGATGGCTTATAGAGCTAACGGTGTAGGTAATGGAAACGTTTTCGGTTCTCTCATACTGCTGACGATCGCACCAATATGTACTGTGGTCGGAAAGATTGCTGGGCCCCGCTCTAAGAAAGCGTTACTCCCTGCGTAAGTACAGGGCGGGTGTCCCAGCTTAAAATACTTCGACAAGGTCTACACTTCCTGAGAAGGATGTAACCCTGTGTACACAGCCTTTAGGTATAGCAGTAATACCGTAATACTCGTCTTCGGCTACGGTATCCGCTAGTTTCAAGACACCCTCTTCAGACCACGTTGACTCGTTAAGGAAATAACCGATTTGGCTAACTTTCATAATGTTAACCTCGTCGGCTTTATCCCAACCAGACGATTGAACTGTATCCCACCATTCAACCTTGACTAGTTTCATATCTCACAGGCTCCTGCTACACAGGCATACTCTTGACTACCTGTAGTGTCATCAACATGTTCAATAAGATTATCCCACGTTAGCTTAATCTTAGAGTATTCCTTGTTCCATTTCTGGAATGTAGGTTTGTCTATATCCTCGTAGGGTGCAGCTTGGTAGATGTGACTCTCGTCAGCACTAGGTAGGAAACTGATACCATTTACGATATCGAAGTTATCCCAGATCCAGGCACCCACAGATGGCCACTCTGTCTCCTTTACATAGCATGTCATACTAGGTTTGTGTTCACAGTAGTGTAGCGCAAACTTCTTCCATAGTTCTAACTGCTCCATAGCAGAGACATCGTGACGTGTGATAGAGCCTGTAGCCTTCATGGGAAACTCAAAGGCCCAGGCATCTTTATTGTAAGGATCCTCCAAGTACTTGACCCCATTGTCTATCAGCTTCTGAGAAAGTGGGTCCTTCTTATCATTACGTACACGGCGGATGTAATATCTAGCGTGACGAGGATGAATCCCACTGCTGCTATCCACCAGCTGACTAACAGTCCCGCTAGGCTTGACACAAGTAACAGAGGCAGATGGGTTAATACCAATTTCCTTTGCAAAAATTTCATTCGTTTTAACTGCATGATCACGTAACTTCTCCAATTGTTTAGGCGATGCTTTCAGTAAAGCCGGACAATCAAAGATACCTGTTATACTTACACCTAACAGGGCTTCCTCTTCACAGTTCTTCTTCCACTGGGCACCTAGATAACGAAAATCCGTGAGGCTAGCCTGCACGGTACCTAACATGGTCGCGGCTTCTATCTTCGTAGTAAGCGTTTCCATGGTGTCATCATATCTAGCTACCACTTCGGATAGATTACAGAACTGCTTAGAACGCAGAACTATTTCCGAGCAGGGATTCGTTCCGAATTCCCACTCTTTGTCTCTCCTCTCTGGAGCCATGGCTTGACAGGCTCGTCTGTTAAAGATACCACGTTCACCTGATCGCGACTCGTAGATGGCCAGCCATTCTCGCAGGAAGGCCCCAACATCAGGGCGTTCAGTATAGCATATTGAATTGTTGGCCAACGCTCTTTGAGGATTCTCGATAAACCAGTTTCCCATTTTAGCATTGCGCATCCTCTCATCTGAATGATTACTTAACGATATCTCAGCGGTACGTCTTACTCCGCCGACTACTACTGCCTCTCCGATATAATTCATAATATCATGACATTCTAATGAAGTCAGTTGACGACCTTTAGCACTAGAAATCACATGAATGGTTTTCTTGAATAACCCATCTAAAGGATCCGGACCAGAGGCACGACCACCGAATGTAACTAGTGGTTCACCTGCTGCACGGATCTTAGACAAGTCCCATTTGGGTATTAACCCTTGAAACAAAAAGGCTACAAGCTCTTTGTAAGCCTTAGCCCAGCCGATTTTAGAGTCTCGGACGACTATAACTGTGTCTGTTTCGTGAAAATCTTCTGCAATGATTGGGAGCTTCGATATATGCTGTCGTTCAACGCTGAACCCCAGACCAGTGCCACACATAAGAATATAGAGACACTCATCAAAAGCGCGCAAACTATCAACAGCAGTATAAGCACAATTGTATCCAGCCACATGGTCCTTCTCCAAGGCCTTGCCGGCCGTCATTAAAGCCCTCATCGAGGGCATAACATCCATCCCTACAATAAGGGATTTAAATCGTTCAAAGTGATTACGATCAAGGCGAGTACTAAAAAAATCGATATAGCGTCCAATGGTCTCCTCCCAGGATTCCCTTCGGTGATGCTCCGGTAGAT